TTATTTTTTTATCCATTTTAATTTGCTGTCATTTACAAGATGATGACAAACTCCTTTTTTTATTTTATTATTAAGCCAATTTGTAGAAAATCCAAGAATATAATCAGTGGAGATTCTTAAATCAACAACTTTTTCCATCACAGTCAACATTCTCTCATATCCATTAACATACCTTTTTTTATAAGTATCTTTTATACCTTCATAAGTTTCATTTTTTAGTATATTAAATTGATTGTCTAATTCTCTGGTACTTACTCTAATTGATTCTGCAGCAAAATAATCAATTCTTCTCTCTTCTAAATCTTCTTTATATTCGCTATAGATAGAAAAATCATTCGCTGTAAATATTTCTAAATTCTCAGCGTCAGCATAGGCAGCCATAAGCTCATTTATATAAAGATCCTCTGGAGAGGTTATTTCTTTAGGAATGTCTATATGAATAGGTGAAGAGAGATTCGAAGTTAGTTTCTTTATATCTTCTATTATTTTTTTATCTTTATTAGAAATTTCATATCTATTATCATCATCTAAAGAATTTGATGTGATGAGATTCTCTAGTATGTGTTCTAGCTGAATAGCAAAATAGTATTCTATATTCTGAATAGAGTACTCTATATTATTGTTTTTTAACCAATTCTCCGCCATATCAATTGTATTAGATTCCTCGAATTGTTCTCTAAGAAAGTCACAAAATTTATCAATATCTCGGTTATTATATAAATATTTAGCATACTTTTCACTTAAATTTTTAGAGCCGCAGTATATTTTATAGTGATAACCGGAAGATAAAGTTAGTAGTTTAAATCCGTCTATCGTGCTGTCTTTTAAAAAGTTTTCACTAATAATATTTAAAAAATCTTTTTTATTAATTTGTAAGGAGCATAGTGAATATACACCTTGTAAAAATTCGTTAAATTTCATAAATAAATCCCTCCCTTATAAAAGTCTTAATTAGTGCAAAAAAAGTCTTTTTTGTCCCATTTGATAAAAGCCATTTTTGATATTATATAAATATACAGTTAATATCAAAAAGTTGTAATTGTTTTCTTTTATATTATATCAATTATCTTGATAAATAACAAGATAATCTAGAGATATAGAAAGTTAATTATAAGATATCTGTAAATATAATTACTCAAAAAGTCATAGTGGCCACTAAGACGGTGAGATACAAATGAATTTAATAGATAAGTCCGAGATAACGATAAAGGTTATTTTGCTAACTTATTTAAAATTCTATGTGCTTTCCGTAATTTTAGTGTGCCATTTTTTACACTTGAGAAGTCTCATAGTAATAAAACTTCATTTGTGATCTCACCTGGGTGGAAAAGAGGTCACTATGGTGATTATTACAAAAACAAATAAAAGATTTATTCCACTACGCATGAGAAAAACTTATCAAGATGATAGAATGACTTATAGTTATGAGTTTGCAAATGGAGATAAATATACTTTAGAAATTGATAAAGATGGAATCACAGAAGCGGATATTAAATTACTTCATTCGCTAGATGATAATGAAGTCTACAATAATTGTAAAAATGCTAGACCAGGAAGAACAAAAGAAGAAAAAGATATAATAAAAGCTTGGAGAGAAAATTTTATAGAAGATTTTAAAAATAATTATGGCTATGAACCTCAAAAATCAGATGTAGATTATTATGAAAATGAGGAATTTCCAAGAAATTATAATTTATCTTTAGACGCAGATTTAGTTAATTCTGATAAATTAGCTATAGAGAATATGGTTGTAAAAAATACAGAATTTGAATGGTCAGATGAAATTTTAACGACATTTGAAATACTGACTAATAATGAGAAACTAGTTATTGAAAAAATCTATTTAGAAAACATGAAGAAAATAGATATTGCAGCTGAAATGGGAATATCTAATGCGATGGTGACAAAGTATCATAAAAAAGCATTAGAAAAACTAAGAATGAAAATTTAATTAAAAAATGTAAGAAGGGGTTAAAAATACTCCTTCTTTTTTTGACTAAGATATGTAGGGGATAACTTACAAATTATAAATAGGAGGGATACTGATGAAACATAAAGTTATAATCAATGTATCGGATTCAAATCATAAAGAGATTCAAATTTTAAAAGCATCTCGAATAACGATACCAAGGAAAATTGTTCAGTGGTTATTTGGAGAATATACTCAAGTATACTTACTAAAACCTGGTCAGACAATTCATTCGGTAGATGTTAAAGAAATTAAGAAAGGGGTGAATCTATATGAGTCAAACAAAACAATTGCTTAGTGTTGTAGAGGATATAAGACGGTTAGCGGATAGTCTTCAAAGTCTTTGTGCAGTAATGACTGAGGAAAAATTAGAACAAACTTTTGTTGAAGAAAAATCAGAACTAGTTGGAGATGAGAGTACTGAATTATTAACTAACTCTACTAAAGAAGAGCAAACAATTTCACTTGAAGAAGTGCGTGGAGTACTAGCTAAAAAAGCCCAAGAAGGTAAGCAAGCAGAGGTAAGAGAGTTAATTAAAACTTATGGTGTAAGTAAGCTATCAGAAGTTGAAGCTAAACACTACGTTGAACTAATGAAGAAAGCTGAGGAACTTTAATATGGGAAAACATGCTTTATTGAATGCATCAAGTGCTCATAGATGGCTTACTTGTCCACCGCTACCAAGATTAGAAAACTTCTTTGAAAAAGAAGTATCAGAAGTAGCGAATGAAGGTACTGATGCTCATAGACTATCTGAATATAAGCTAAGAAAAGTATTGGGTGAGAAAGTTAGAAAACCTAAGCTAAAATATTTTGATAAGGATATGGATAGCTATACAGATGATTATGTTAATTATATAGTAGAAACAATAGAAAATATTAAGAAATCTACTAAAGATTCGATAGTTTTAATCGAACAAAGGTTAGATTTTTCAAACTATGTACCAGATGGCTTTGGAACAGGGGACTGTATAGTAATTGCAGATAAGATACTACATATTATTGACTTAAAATATGGACGCGGAGTCGAAGTAAGCGCTGAGGAAAATCCACAGATGATGCTATATGCACTTGGTGCATTAAATATTTATGACGCTTTATATGATATTGATGAGGTAGTTATGACTATTTTTCAACCGAGAAAGTATAACATTTCATCTAGCAAAAAATCAGTAGAAGAACTTAAAAATTGGGCAGATACTGTTCTTAAAGAAAAAGCAGAGTTAGCTTTTAATGGACTTGGAGTTGTAACTTATGGACCTTGGTGTCAGTTTTCTAATTGCAATGTTGTACTACGCGCTCGAAAAGATTATCATGATAAACTTATGAGGTTTCAACTTTGTTCACCTCATCTATTAAATGATGCAGAGATAGAAGAAGTACTAGAACATATCGATGATCTTGTGAAATGGGCTAGTGAAATAAAAGAATATGCAACTAAAATCACTATAGAGAATGATAAAGAATGGTCGAATTATAAATTAGTAGAAGGTAGATCAATTAGAAAAATTAAAGATGAAGAAAGAGTTGCAGAGATATTAAAAGAAAATGGATATAACAATATCTATAAAACAAGTTTACTAACATTAACAGAACTTCAAAAACTATTAGGAAAAGATAAATTTAATGAACTTCTAGGAGATTATATAATAAAACCTGAAGGTAAACCAACGCTTGTTTTAAAAAGTGATAAAAGAAAAGAAATAGTAAAACATGATGTAAATAAAGAATTTAAAGTAACGGAGGAAAAATAATCATGGCAATAAAAGATACAAAAGTAGTAACAGGAGTAAACACAAGATTTTCATATTTTAACGGGTGGGAGCCAGTTTCAATTAATGGTAGTAAGGAAAGATACAGCGTATCAGTATTGATTCCAAAATCAGATACTAAAACTATTAGTGCAGTGCATAAAGCAGTGGATGCAGCAATTGAAGATGGATTAGCGAAATTTGGAGGAAAAAAACCTAATAAAGCTACACTTAAATTACCACTACGTGATGGAGATGTCGAAAGAGAAGATGAAGCATACAAAGGACATTATTTTATTAATGCTAATTCAACTACAGCACCTCAAATCGTAGATAATAACGTGCAACCAATATTAGATCGCTCAGAAGTTTATAGCGGTTGTTATGGTAGAGTATCACTCAACTTCTATGCATTTAATTCAAATGGAAATAAGGGAATTGCTTGTGGGCTAGGAAATATTCAAAAACTTCGTGATGGTGAACCTTTAGGAGGACGCAGTAGTGCAAGTGATGATTTTACAACTGAAGAAGATGAAGAATTCTTAGCATAGGAGGATGAAAGAATGAATATTTCAGAGATACTTAATCTATTAATTGTTTTACTTGCTGCGACTTATGTTGGTGAGTTTATAATAACAGAGTTAGTAGATTTGTATGTAAACATAAGGGAGAAACTAAGAAAATGAAGACTATAAATATTGATATTGAAACATTCTCTAGTATCAATATATCAAAGTCTGGGGTATATAAATATGTAGAGAGTGAGGACTTTGAAGTCCTCCTCTTTGCATATTCTATAGATGGAGGAAAAACTGAGATAGTTGATATAGCAAATGGAGAAGAATTATCTGAAGAGATAATACAAGCGTTATTAGATGATAATGTCATTAAGTGGGCATTTAATGCACAGTTTGAACGAATATGTTTATCGAGATTTTTAAAACTCACTAAAGGAACATATTTAAATCCAAAAAGCTGGAGATGTACAATGATATGGAGTGCATATATGGGGTTGCCATTTTCTCTTGAAGGTGTAGGGAAAGTATTAGGACTTGAAAAGCAAAAATTAATTGAAGGTAAAGATTTGATAAAATATTTTTGTGTACCTTGTACACCAACGAAATCAAATGGATTTAGAAATAGAAACTTTCCATATCACGATAAAATAAAATGGGAGGCTTTTAAAACCTATAATATTCGTGATGTTGATACAGAAAAAGAAATACAATGTAAACTTATGAAGTTTCCAGTACCTGATTTTATATGGGAAGAGTATAATTTAGACCAAGAAATTAATGATAGAGGAATTAAAGTAGACTTAGATTTTGTAAACAGAGTGATAGCTTTAGATGACAAAGTAAGAACAAAGTTAATGAGTGAATTACAAATCTTGACAGAGTTAGAAAATCCAAACTCAGTAGTTCAGCTAAAAGGCTGGTTGAGTGAACAAGGTGTTGAAACTGAAAGTTTAGATAAAAAATCAGTTAAAGAGCTTGTTAAGGTTACAAAAGGAGAAGTGTCAAAAGCGTTAGCTTTGAGAATGCAGTTATCAAAATCATCTATAAAAAAATATCAAGCTATGAAAGATGTGGCTTGTGAAGATAATAGATGTAGAGGAATGTTTCAATTTTTAGGTGCTAATAGGACCGGGAGATTTTCTGGGCGTAATGTACAATTGCAAAATCTACCAAGGAATACTATGAAAGAACTCTTTGAGGTTAGATCAATAATAAAAAATAGAGATGGAGATATTCTTGAATTATTATACGATAATGTACCAGATATTCTTTCACAACTTATAAGAACAGCTTTCGTTCCAAAAGAAAATATGAAGTTTTATGTAGCTGATTTTTCATCAATAGAAGCAAGAGTAATTGCATGGCTTGCGGGAGAAACTTGGCGAGAGGAACTGTTTAAAAAAGGTGGAGATATTTATTGTATGTCAGCTTCACAGATGTTTGGTGTTCCTGTTGTTAAACATGGCATAAATGGTGACTTAAGACAAAAAGGTAAGATAGCAGAGTTAGCGTGTGGTTACGGCGGATCAGTAGGAGCACTAACTGCAATGGGTGCTCTTGACATGGGACTTAAAGAAGATGAATTAAAGCCACTTGTTTTATCATGGCGAGAAGCAAATCAGAATATAGTAGAACTTTGGTGGGCGGTAGATAAAGCTATAAAAGATGCGATAGCTATGAAAGGTGTGACTAAAACACACGGAATAGAGTTTGAATGTAGGAGTGGATTACTTAGAATAACACTGCCAAGTGGAAGAAAACTAACATATATTAAACCAAAAATTGAAATTAATAAATTTGGCGGTGAATCAGTCACTTATGAAGGAGTAGGTGTAGCTAAAAAGTGGGAGAGAATAGAGAGTTACGGACCTAAGTTTGTAGAGAATATAGTACAAGCTATTTCAAGAGATATACTAATGTATGCTTTACAAAATTTAAGTGATTATAATATTGTAGCCCATGTTCATGATGAAATAATTATAGAGGCGCCCGAGAATACAAAGCTAGAAGATATTTGTGAAACTATGAGTCGAGTACCTTATTGGGCAAAGGGATTGATACTTACTGCAGATGGATATACGTGTGAGTTTTATATGAAAGATTAAAAATTAATGAATCTCCTGTTTTAGTAGGAGGTACAGACTTTGATGAAGTAAAATTCTCACTCTTTTTTATTGCCTGTGATATAGAGGGATAGCAATATTCCTCATTAAATATAAATTACAGGAGGTAGTTCGATATGAAGGAACTAATACCAAAAAATGAATATGGTTTATTCGCAGATAAAAAGGATATTGTAAGAGTTGACAGCTTGTATGTGGCAGAGTTTTTCGAGAAAAATCATAAAGAAGTTTTAAGAGATATTCGAAATATAGCGGCTCCCAATTCTGGGTTGAGTAAAGAATTTGCTGAGCGCAATTTTGCGCTGGGGTCATATAAAGATAAGCAAAATCAAAAACGACCTTGTTATTATTTAACACGTGACGGTTTTACTATCTTGGTAATGGGGTACACAGGAAAAAAAGCATTAAGATTTAAAGAATTATATATTAGACGTTTTAATGAAATGGAAGAACTTATTAAGTCTTTAGTAAAAGCAAGAACTGAGTTTCCATTATTAACTGAAAATATCAAATTACTTCATGAAAAGCCAAAACCGTATCATTTTAGTAATGAGTGCGACATGATTAATCGAATTGTTTTAGGAAAGTCTGCTAAACAATTCCGTTTAGAGAATAATCTTGAAAAAGGGACTAGTATTCGTCCTTATTTAACAGAGGTTCAAATTAACTTGATTGAAAAATTACAAAAGGTAGATATCGGACTTTTGGTTGCTTTTCCTAACTATGAAGATAGGAAGCGACATTTAGAGTGGTACAAACAAAAATGGGAGGAAAAAATTAATGAGTAAGAGTCAAAGGAAAATCAAATTAGAAAAGAAAGAGGCTTATAAACCTTTGGTCTATATTTGCTCTCCATATAGAGGAAATATAGAAGCGAATATTAAAAAGGCTATAAAGCTAGGGAAACTTGCTTATATGGAAGGTAATATTCCAATAATACCTCATGTGTTATTTCCATTTATGGATGACTCAAATGAAGTAGATAGGAAAAATGCTATGTTTGCGGATATCATTCTACTTGGAAAATGCAGTGAAATTTGGGTTTTAGGTGACAATATCACAGAAGGTATGAAAGTAGAAATTGATGTAGCTAAAAAACATCATAAAACTATAAAGTATTTTACGGAGGTAAAGTAATATGAGGTTAACTATTCATAGATCAAACTTTCAAGGTAATGCTAAGAATTGCATTTATGATATTAAGTGTTTAATAGAAGATATGGAACAATTAAAAGAGGTAGTGCGTTTTGATCACGTATGCGTCAATTTTAAAAATAATTATCGAAATAAAGATAATTTCTTGGAGTGTGATTGTGATGTTTTTGATTGTGATAATGAACATAGTGATAATCCAAATGATTGGATTTATCCAGAAGATTATGAGTATTTGCTTGAAGGAGCGAGTCACGTTGTAGTTCCTAGTCGAAATGATAATAAAGAAAAGAATGGGAAAGTAGCTCGACCTAGACATCATGTTTATATCCCGCATAGGTTATTTTTGACATCAGATGAGTGTGAAATTTTTAAGAAACAAGTGTATGAAAAATATAACTTTTTTGATAAAAATGCATTGGATTGTTCAAGATTTATTTTCGGAAATATTACTGATGGAGTTATTTGGTTTGAAGGTGAAAAGAATCTAGATGAAATACTTGGGGTTGCAGATGCTTTTACGCTTTTGGAATTAAAAGATCATACACCAGTAATCGAACAAGGTAGTCGTAATTCTACTATGAGTCATTTGGCTGGAAAGATTATAAAACGATACGGAGCAACTGAAGAAAGTTATTCCATGTATTTAGAACAAGCATCTAAATGCACACCACCTTTAGATGACAGCGAACTTAACTCCATCTGGTATAGTGCGACTAAGTTCGGAAAGAAAATTGCAAGTCAAGAAGGGTATATTAAACCCGAAGATTACAATCAGGAATTTAAATTTAAACCTACAGATTATTCAGATGTAGGTCAAGCTATAGTTCTTTCTAGAGAGTTTCAAGACAAAATAAAATACTCTCCAGCAACCGATTATTTAGTTTATAACGGAAGTTACTGGGAGGAGTCTGTACCGAATGCACAAGCTGTGGCACATGAACTAACTGAACTTCAATTAAAAGAAGCACATGATGAAATAAATTTATGTCTAAAACAATTAACTGATGCAGGAGTTATGCCGATGATAACAAGTTTAGGGATGAAGAAAGTTAAAGAAAACTTAGATGATAACCAAAGAAGAATAGTTGAAAAATATGAACAAGCTTTATCTTATGAGAAGTATGCTATTAAAAGACGTGATAGTAAAAATATCTGGTCTACATTAAAAGAAGTGCGTCCTTTAATTCAAATAGAGCCTACTTCACTTGATAGAGATGAGTTTTTATTAAATACACCAAGTAAAACTTATAATCTAAAAACAGGTCTTTCAAAAGAGCATGACTACAATGATTTCATAAGCAAACAAACGAGTATTGATCCATCAAATAAAGGTGAAAAATTATGGGAAGAGGCACTAAGGACATTCTTTTTAAGTGATGAGGAGCTCATAAAATATGTTCAAAAAATAGTAGGTTTAGCTGTTGTTGGAAAGGTTTATGTCGAAGCGTTAATTATTGCTTATGGTGAGGGAAGTAATGGTAAAAGTACATTTTGGAATGTAGTAGCGAGGGTTCTTGGTAGTTATAGTGGGAATATATCTGCAGATATGCTAACCGTGGGATGTAGAAGAAATGTAAAGCCTGAACTAGCAGAGGCAAAAGGGAAACGACTTCTTATTGCAGCTGAACTTGAAGAGGGAATGAGAATGAACACATCAAACGTAAAACAACTCTGCTCGACAGATGAAATTTTTGCTGAGAAAAAATTCAAATCACCATTTAGTTATGTTCCTTCACATACTCTTGTTCTTTATACTAATCACTTGCCAAAAGTAGGTGCGATAGATAATGGAACGTGGAGAAGACTTATTGTAATTCCTTTTAACGCACAGATTAAAGGTAAAGGTGACATCAAAAACTATGCTGATTACCTTTATGAAAGTGCAGGAGGTGCAATTTTAGAATGGATACTTACTGGATCAAAAGAAGTAATCGAAGCTAACTTTAAGCTAGAAAAACCAAAAGTGGTAAAAGATGCTATCGAAAAATATAAAGAGGACAATAACTGGCTAGGAGAATTTTTAGAAGAATGTTGTGACATTGACATCAGTTATACTGAAAAAAGCGGACAATTATATTCTGAATACCGAGCGTTTTGTATGAGAACGGGTGCTTTTATAAGAAGTACGACTGATTTTTATAATGCACTTTTAAGTGAAGGTTATAAAAAGAAGAAAAATATAAATGGTTCTTTCATATATGGTTTAAAATTAAAATCTGATTTTATTATTTGATGATAGTCAATGACAGTCAATTTCAATACTCATTTCAAAATGTATGAATTTAATAAAAAGAATAAAGGTATGAAAATGACTGTCATAAAAATTATGAAAAACTTATTATATCAACGTTATGACAGTCTATGATAGTCATATATATAACCTTTCTATAATAATAAAAAAATAGTATATATATTATATAGGAAAATGATTATCAATGACTGTCATATTAGGAGGTAAATATGCTAGAAAGCCTAATAGAACAACATTTAGTAAAAGAAGTTAATAGAAGAGATGGTTTATGCTTGAAATTTAATAGTCAAAGTATGACAGGAATTCCAGACAGAATAATATTGATGAAGAATGGTACTGTTGGTTTCGTTGAGGTTAAGCAAAAAGGTAAGAAACCAAGACCACTTCAAGAATTAAGAATGAAACAATTAAGGAGGTTAGGATTTAAAGTATACACACTTGATGAAAAAGAGAAGATAGGAGAAATCTTAGATGAGATATGTAGCACATAATTATCAAAATTATGCCAAAAATTTTATTTTAGCACATAAGGTATCTGCTTTGTTCCTTGATTGTGGTTTAGGTAAAACTATAACAACACTCACAGCTATAAATGAACTCATGTATGATAGTTTTGAAATTAGTAAAGTACTAATTATAGCCCCATTAAGAGTAGCACAATCAACGTGGAAAGAAGAAATAGAAAAATGGGATCATCTTAACCTCTTAAGATATTCAATTGCTGTTGGAGATGAAAAAGAAAGACTAAAAGCTTTGAAACAAACCTCAGATATTTATATCATTAACCGTGAAAATGTAGATTGGTTAGTAACTATAAGTGGAATAGACTTTAACTTTGATATGCTAATTATTGATGAACTCAGTTCATTTAAATCACATACTTCAAAACGATTTAAAAGTTTATTAAAAATAAGACCTTACTTTGAAAGAGTGGTAGGTCTTACTGGGACACCAAGCAGTAATGGATTAATGGATTTATGGGCAGAGTTTAGAGTGCTAGATTTAGGAGAAAGGCTTGGTCGCTATATAACGCATTATAGGAACGAGTACTTTCTACCAGATAAAAGGAATGGCGCGGTAATATTTTCTTATAAACCACAGCCAAACGCTGAGGAAAGAATATATCGTAGACTGGCAGATATGACAATTTCAATGAAGTCTACAGAGTACTTAAAAATGCCTGAGTTAATACTAAATGAACTTGAAATAAATCTTGATGAAGAAGATCAGATTAAATATAAAAAGTTTAAAAAAGAAATGGTAATGACAATTCAAGAAAAAGAAATAGACGCTATAAATGCAGCAAGCCTTTCAAATAAACTTATTCAACTAGCTAATGGTTCAATCTATGATGAAGATAAAAAATTCTATGAAGTTCATAATAAAAAATTAGATAAACTTGAAGAAATAATCGAGAGTGCAAATGGGAAACCTGTACTTGTTGCTTACTGGTTTAAGGCAGATAAAGAAAGAATTGAAAAACGATTTAAAGTAAAAGAGATTAAAACTGCAGATGATATAAAACAATGGAATATGGGAATGATTAATCTAGCATTAATACACCCAGCAAGTGCAGGACACGGATTGAATTTACAAAGTGGAGGATCCACACTAGTATGGTTTAGTCTTACATGGTCTCTTGAATTATATCAACAAACTAATGCCAGACTTTATAGACAGGGTCAAAAAGACACGGTAGTGATTCATCATTTAATTACAAAAAATACTATTGATGAAGATATTATGAAAAGTTTAAAAAGAAAAGATAAAACCCAAGAATCATTGATGAGAGCAGTAAAAGCAAGAATAGGAGGATAAAGTATGAGAACGGAAGAATATCTAAATCAAGCTAGACATTTAGATACGCAGATTAATTCAAAGCTTAGTCAAATAGAATCATTGAGTGCGTTGGCTACAAAATGTACTGCAACCTTAACTGATATGCCCGGTAATAAAAATAATGGAACATCAAAAATGGAGGATACAATTTTAAAAATCATAACACTACAAGAAGAAATTAATAGTGATATTGATGTACTTGTAGATTTAAAAAAAGAGATAATGACAATAATAAAAAAAGTTGAGAATTCTGAATATCGTACACTTCTAGAAAATCGATATTTATCATTTTTGTCTTGGGAGAAAATTGCCGTTGAAATGAAGTATAGTATACAGCAAGTTTATAGAAAAAGAACTGAGGCGTTGAAAAAAATTGAAGAAATTTTAAAAGATGATAGGAAATGATAGTGAATGAGAGTATACTTTTCTGATATAATTAAAATGTGGAAAATAGAAAATAAACCTTGTAGAGAAATCTATGAGGTTTTCTATTGTGATTTATCGTAATGACTAAAAATTTATCAATAATGATAAAAACAAGAATTTATCGTAATGACTAAAAATTTATCAATAATGATAAAAAGAAGAATTTATTGTAATGGATAAAAATTTATCAATAATGATAAAAATAGAAATTTATCGTAATGGATAAAAATTTATCAATAATGATAAAAACAGAAATTTATTGTAATGGATAAAAATTTATCAATAGTGATAAAAACAAGAATTTATCGTAATGGATAAAAGTTTATCAATGATGATAAAAGAACCTTGTAGATCTTTCTACAGGGTTTTTATTATGCTAAAGAGAGGAGAAAGTAATGCCGAGAAAACCTAAGAGACCATGCTCATATCCAAATTGTCCAAGGTTAACAGATAAACAGTTTTGTGATGAACATGAAAGACTAGAAAATAAAAGATATGAGATGCAAGATAGAAATCCTGAAACAAGGAAAAGATACGGATCAACGTGGAGAAGAGTTCGAGCTAGTTATGTTAGAGAACATCCTTATTGTGAACTATGTTTTTCAGATGGATTGATGAGAGAAGTACAAGAGGTTCATCATAAGCTACCTTTATCTAAAGGTGGAACACATAGTAAGAGTAATTTAATATCTCTTTGTAAAAGTTGTCACGCTAAAATTCATGCGAGCGATGGAAGTCGCTGGAGAAAAAAAGTTAGACAAAAATAATTTTCGTGAAAAATTTTCTGGAAGGGGAATTGAAAATCTCTGAAAAGAAAATGAAAACATAACGGGTGTGGGCAAAGATGCACAAAAAGTGCGAATTCAAAAGGGTAATAGGGAAAGGCTTGAAATAAGCGAGTTTAGTAAAAAATAAAATGAGGGAAGGAGACACTTTAAATGCCGACTAAATCGAATAATATTGGCGGACGTGGTGGCAAAAGAATAGGTGCAGGTCGAAAGAAAAAATCAGTTGTAGAAAAAGCACTAAATGGAAATCCTGGAGGAAGAACACTAGAAGTATTAGATATTCCTGATCTTGAAGGTGTAAAAATGCCTGAACCACATGAAGTATTATCATCAACACAAAAAGATGGTAGTGTATTACAAGCTAAAGAAATTTATGAAGAAACGTGGAAATGGTTGGATAGCCTCAGTATGGGAAATCATGTTCCAAAGCCTCTTATTGAAAGATATGCGATGAGTAGTGCTAGGTGGTTACAGTGTGAAGATATGACTAGTAAACTTGGATTCTTATCTAAACACCCAACTACTGGAAAACCAATTCCATCACCGTTTATAAATATAGGAATAAATTATATGAATCAGGCTGTAAGGCTATGGAATGAAATATATCAAATCGTAAAAGAGAATTGTAAAACTGAATTTGATGGAGTAGTACCTCAAAATGATTTGATGGAAAAACTACTAAATTCAAGAAAAAATTTATAAGAATGGAGATTAAAAATGATAGAAAAAGTAAACCCAAAACATCCAGATAAAATTGCGGATAGAATCGCTGGAGCAATTGTAGATTTGGCATACAAACTTGAAAAAGAACCTAAGGTAGCTGTAGAAGTGCTGATAGGTCATGGAAAATGTCATGTCATAATAGAAACATCAGTTGATTTTGAGAAAAAAAGTATTCATAGAATAATTAGAAGAATAGCGGGAGTAGTTCATCCTGATGTAAATATTGTATCGCAAGATAAAAAATTAAATAAAAATCAAAATGACAAAATACGATGCGGAGATAATGGTATATTCAAAGGTATGCCTATTACAAAAGAACAAAAAGAACTATCAAGAATAGCTAGAAATATTTATTCACAGTACCCTTATGATGGAAAATACATACTTGATGGAGATAAGTTGATAATTTGTCAAAGTAATGTGAAAACAAAAACACTAAAAAAATTGTATCCAAATGCTAAAATCAACCCTTTAGGAAATTGGACTGGAGGAACGGATGTTGATACAGGAGTTACTAATAGAAAACTTGGTAGCGATATGGCTGATTCTGTGACAGGTGGAGGTCTTCATGGTAAAGATTTAAGTAAAGCTGATGTATCGGTAAATATATATGCATTCTTAAGAGCACAACAACTCCAAAGTCTTGTAGAATTTAGCTGTGCAATTGGAGATGAAAATATAGGCGATATGCCTTATGAAGAAATTGTTAGAATTGCAAAAGAATACATAGACTCCGTAGGTGGATTTGAAAAATTCGCTGAATGGGGTCTTTTTTAATGAGGTGTAGAGATGAAGAATAAACTATTAGAATATGAATTAAGAAATGTTGATGAATTAATACCGTATATTAATAATGCAAGGACACACTCAGATGAGCAGATATCAAAAGTGATGGCTTCAATAAAGGAATTCGGATTCTTAAATCCTATATTAATTTCAGAAGAAAATGTAATAACTGCAGGGCATTGTAGATTAATGGCTGCAAAGAAACTGGGAATGGATAAAGTACCTTGTATCAAGGAAAACTATCTAACACCCGCACAAAGAAAAGCATACGTTATTGCAGATAACCAACTCGCACTTGGAGGAGGATGGAATGAGGAACTTCTAGCTATCGAATTATCAGATTTGCAGGGTGCTGATTTTGATCTTGACGTACTTGGATTCGATGAAAAAGAATTATCAAAAATATTTGATGAAGGTCTTGAAGGAGAAGAAGATGATTTTGATATAGAAGCAGAGTTAAAAAAACCATGCATAACAAAAGAGGGAGATATATGGCATATAGGTAGACACAAAGTAATATGTGGAGATTCTACTAAAGATGAAACGTATCTAAAACTATTAGGAGAAACTAAAGTAAATTTAGTATGTACTGATCCACCTTATTTAGTTAATCTTGAGAGTGCTTCTGGAAAAATTAAAAATGATGATTTAAATGATAAAGAAGGATATGAGTTTTTATTTCTAGCATTTAGTAATTGTAAAAACTCAATGGCTAAAGATGCATCCATTTATGTCTTTTATGCAACCATGAAAGCACGTATATTTTATGATGCATATGAAGACGCTGGATTTAAAGTTGGTGCTGGTCTGATATGGAAAAAACCAAGAGCACCGCTTATGAGAACAGATTGGAAATTCAACATGGAACCTATTATTTGGGGTTGGAGAAAAGATGGAAAACATATCTGGTACGGAGATCAAAAACAAAAAGCAGTGTTTGAATTTGATAGTATTACTAATTCAAAAGAAGATGGGCATGGACATCCATCAAGTAAACCTGTTCCGTTGATTGTATATTTAATAAAGCAGTGTACACAAACTAATGGATTAGTACTAGATGCATTTTTAGGATCGGCATCTACTTTAATAGCTTGCGAACAGAGTGGAAGAGTGTGCTATGGAATAGAATTAGAAGCTAAATTTGTTGATGTTGCTGTAAAAAGATATATTGAATTAACTGGAACTTCTGATGATATATATGTAGAAAGAAATGGAGAAAGAATATCTTATGGAAAAATAGTGAATAATACTTGATAAATATGAGATTTAGAGTGATATATAGTGTAAGGAATTCTAAGGAGGATTTAAAATGTTAAATACAACAGAAAGATTAGAAGCAAAAGAACAAGCCTTACATGAAGTAGACAGAACAAAAAAGTATATAAGTGGAGCTAGAAAATTTTTAGGAGAAGGGAAGATAGGACTTGCTATTGAACGTTATGATATTGCGGAGGATGCTCTAGAATCTGCAAATTATTATCGTGAACTGCTATGGAAGCTTTCAAATGATGATCCAACTCAAGAAGAATTTGAAGCGATTTGTGTAGTAGAGTCAATGAAAATAGTTTTATATAAATTAGCAAAAGACCTATCAGGTAAATAATTATGGATGATTTAAAAAGAAAAATTATAAGATTAAAGGAGAAGTTTCCCAAAAACACAAGGCTTAAACTAATTTCAATGGATGATATTCAAGCACCTCCAAGTGGGACTTTTGGAACAGTATTAGGGGTTGATGATATTGGTATGATTCTTGTAAAATGGGATAATGGTTCAACTTTATCTTTAATTCCCGAAGAGGACAAATTTAAAATAGTAAGACAATAGAATTAATAAATGTCTTGACTTCATAACCTTTTAGAGTGATATATGTAGTAACAAAAAAAGGAGGTCATTAAGATGGCTGAAAATAGAATAATAAGACAAGAAGCAAGAGAACAAGCACTACAGGAAGTAGAAAGATTAAATAAATATATTGAACAATCAAGATATAATTTTAAACAGGGAAGAAGAACATCAGCAATTAATTTATTTTCAATAACTAAAGACGGATTAGCAAGTGCAAGATATTGGGTTAATGAAATACTAATATTTTCTGAAAATAATCCAACGGATGATGAATTAGAAATAATTAATTTGGTAGAATCAAGAGTACTTCCAATAGAAGAATTAGCAAAAGAGTTAGAAGTTTGTTAAAACAAATAGCTAAAAGTATTAAGTAAATATCTTGATAAAAGCTTGACTTTATAGCCTTTTAGAGTGATATATATAGTAACGAAAACAAAGGAGATAAAGACAATGAACAACATCAAAGAACAAAACGGAATTAAATTTTTTAAAGAAACAACAATGGAGGAATTAGAGGAAAAAGGATTCTTATCAAGCAAAAGTGTATTTTTAAAATTTGGAGACAACGTTCTAATAGGAATTACAAATTGGAAAAATGAGTGTGTAGGAGCTATTTACAAAATCAAATATCAAGAAGGAGAAGTAAAAAGAAACCATACTTTTAAAAAATTAGAATTAAACAAAATTTCAAAATCAATTTTTGAAGACACAGGACACGCGATTGAATGGGCGATGAAAAACTGCTAAAAGAATAAAAAAAGAAAGTAGACCGAAAGGTCTATTTTTTATGCTCAGATGAGGAGGAGATTATGGGAAGAAAAAAGAAATATAAACCTACTAGATTCAAAGCTAAAACATCAGTATATAGTGAGGAACGTGCAGATTATGCGGTAAATTTTATTCAATGTTTAAGTCATACTAAAGGAACGTGGGCAGGAAAGAAATTTGAATTATTACCGTGGCAAGAAGAAATTATAAGAGATTTATTTGGAATTATAAAACCAAATGGATATAGACAATTTAATACAGCTTATATTGAAATTCCTAAAAAGATGGGTAAGAGCGAGCTTGCAGCTGCGATTGCACTTCTTCTTTGTTGTGGAGATGGTGAAGAACGTGCTGAAGTTTATGGATGTGCAGCGGATAGACAACAGGCTACTATTGTATTTGATGTTGCAGCTGATATGGTTAGAATGTGTCCAGCTTTAAATCGTAGAGTAAAGATTTTGGCTTCGCAAAAAAGGATAGTGTATTTACCTACTAATAGTTTTTATCAAGTGTTATCTGCAGAAGCATATTCAAAACATGGATTCAATATACATGGAGTAGTCTTTGATGAGTTGCATACTCAACCAAATAGAAAGTTATTTGATGTTATGACAAAAGGTAGTGGAGATGCTAGAACGCAGCCACTTTATTTTTTAATTACAACTGCCGGTACAGATACAAATAGTATTTGTTATGAAACTCATCAAAAAGCAAAAGATATACTCGAAGGTAGAAAAATAGACCCAACATTTTATCCAGTAATTTATGGTGCAGATGAAAATGATGACTGGACAGACCCTAAAGTGTGGAAAAAAGCTAATCCCTCACTAGGAGTAACTGTTGGGTTAGATAAAGTTAAAGCTGCTTGTGAATCTGCAAAACAAAATCCAGGAGAAGAGAATGCTTTTAGACAATTGAGACTTAATCAGTGGGTGAAACAATCAGTACGCTGGATGCCTATGGATAGATGGGATAGTTGTAATTTTAATGTTGATGAAGAAGAGCTATTAGGTAGGATATGTTACGGAGGTTTGGATCTATCATCTACAACGGATATAACTGCTTTTACTTTGGTATTTCCACCTTTGGATGAAGAAGACAAGTTTATAGTTCTACCATATTTTTGGATACCAGAAGATACGTTAGAACTTAGAGTAAGACGTGACCATGTACCTTATGATCTTTGGAATAAGCAAGGTTATATACAAACTACAGAGGGTAACGTAGTTCATTATGGATATATCGAGCAATTTATTGAAAAACTTGGAGAAAAGTATAATATCCGAGAAATTGCATTTGACAGATGGGGTGCTGTTCAAATGGTTCAAAATCTAGAAGGGATGGGTTTTACAGTAGTACCATTCGGACAAGGTTTTAAAGATATGAGTCCTCCAACCAAAGAACTTATGAAGCTAGTTCTTGAACAAAAACTAGCCCACGGAGGTAATCCAGTACTCAGATGGAATATGGATAATATTTTTATAAGACGTGATCCAGCAGGAAATATTAAGGCGGATAAAGAAAAATCAACAGAGAAAATCGATGGAGCAATCGCAACAATTATGGCACTAGATCGTGCGATAAGATGTGGAAATCAAAATACAGAAAGTGTTTATGATGACAGAGGCTTGTTATTTATTTAGGAGGTATGTATGAATTATTTTATGAAATTATTTAAATCTAGAGACAATCCTAAAAATAGATTAAATGGAAGTTCATATAGTTTTTTTATGGGTGGAAGTTCTAGTGGAAATAGAGTAACAGAAAGAAGCGCCATGCAGATGACGGCGGTATATAGTTGTGTAAGGATACTTTCTGAAACATTAGCTAGTCTACCTTTACATGTGTATGAGGTAACCGATACTAGTACAAAAAAAGCAACAGAACATATGTTATATACGTTACTTCATGATGAACCAAATAATGAAATGACAAGTTTTATTTTCAGAGAAACACTAATGACTCATTTGCTTTTATGGGGTAATGCTTATGCACAAATTATAAGAAATGGTAAAGGAGAAGTATTAGGACTTTATCCATTAATGCCAGATAGAATGAAAGTTGATAGAGATGAAGCTGGTAATTTGTATTATGAATATCATATAAGCGAAGGGGATGCGAACTCTAAAACAAAAGGTGCTGTTAAATTATCACCAAGTGACATATTACATATACCAGGTTTAGGGTTTGATGGTTTAGTTGGTTATAGCCCAATTGCCATGGCAAAAAATGCGATTGGAATGGCTATTGCAACTGAAGAATACGGGGCAGCGTTTTTCGCAAATGGAGCGACACCAAGTGGTATACTTGAACATCCAGGGGTAGTAAAAAATCCAGAGGCAATGAGAGAAAGTTGGGCTAGAGGGTTTTCAGGTAAGAATAACCATAAAGTTGCGATACTTGAAGAAGGTATGAAATATACTCCTATTTCAATAGCACCAAATGAAGCACAGTTTTTAGAAACAAGAAAATTTCAAATAAATGAGATAGCTAGAATTTTTAGAGTTCCTCCACATATGGTAGGTGATCTTGAAAAGTCTAGTTTTTCTAATATTGAACAACAATCTCTTGAGTTTGTTAAATATACGCTTGATCCGTGGGTCAAACGTTTTGAACAAGCTATGACTAGGAGACTACTTACAAGTGATGAAAAGAAAAAATATTATATAAAATTCAATGTTGACGGACTGCTTAGAGGAGATTATCAAAGTAGGATGAATGGATATGCAACAGCACGTCAGAATGGTTGGATGAGTGCTAATGATATAAGGAGTTTAGAAAACTTAGATTTGATATCAGATGAGGAAGGAGGAAACTTATATCTAGTCAATGGTAACATGTTACCACTTAAAAAGGCTGGTGCTTATGCAGAGAGATTAACAGATTATAAGGAGGAAAACACAGATGAAGAAATTTTGGAATTGGAAGACAGTACAAAATAATAATGATAAACCACCAGAGAACATATTATTTTTAAATGGAACAATAGCTGAAGAATCGTGGTTTGATGATGAGGTAACTCCACAGATTTTTAAAGAAGAACTAATTAAACATAGTGGAGATATTACTGTATGGATAAATTCACCCGGTGGAGACTGTATTGCAGCCGCACAAATTTATAATCTCTTAATGGAACACAAAGGAAATGTTAAGGTGAAAATTGATGGGATAGCAGCAAGTGCTGCAAGTGTGGTTGCTATGGCAGGAACAGAAGTTATTATGAGTCCTGTTTCAATGCTTATGATTCATAATCCTATGACAATTGCATATGGTAGTACAAGTGAAATGCAAAGAGCTATAGATATGTTAAGTGAGGTGAAAGAATCAATAATTAATGCTTATGAAATAAAAACAGGATTATCACGAAATAAAATATCAAAACTTATGGATAATGAAACATGGATGGATGCAAGAAAAGCAGTTGAACTTGGTTTTGCTGATTCTATCTTAAAACGAGACGAGATTCAAGATATTGAGATTCCAAATGTTAGTATGCTTTATCAAGAAGCAACAGTTCAAAATTCAATGATGAATAAAATCAAAGAAACTTTTAAAAACGTAAACGAAGAAAAAATAAAAGCTGATTCGTTAATAAATAGATTAGATTTAATAAAAAACTGGAGGTAAGAATTATGAATAAAAAAATACAAGAATTAATTGAAAAACGTGCTAAAGCATGGGAAGGTGCGAAAGCCTTTGTTGAGAGTAAAAAAGATAGTGATGGACTATTATCAAAAGAAGATGTTGAAACTTATAACATGATGGAAGAAAAAGTTAAAAACTTTACTTTTGAAATAGAGAGACTTCAAGAGATGGAAAATATGGAAAGAGAATTATCAAAACCAGTAAATGATCCGTTAATCTCAAAACCAATGGTGTCTGATAAAGAAGATAAAATTCAAAAAAATCTTCAACACAAAAAAGCAATGATAAAAGCCCTAAGATCTAATTTTAGACAAATAGAAAATATTCTACAAGAAAAAGTAGATACTGATGGAGGATATTTGGTTCCAGACGAGTATGATAGTAGATTAGTTGAAACGTTAAAAGAAGAAAATATTATTAGAAAACTATCTAACACTTTAAAAACAAATGGTAAACATAAAATTAATATAGCTGCGTCAAGTCCTGCGGCTGCATGGGTTGAAGAAGGTGGAGAATTGAAATTTGGAGAAGCAACATTTAAACAAGTTTTATTAGATGCTCACAAACTTCATGTAGCTATTAAAGTTACTGAAGAATTATTATACGATAGTGTGTTTGACTTAGAAAGCTATATCTTAGAAGAATTCGGTAAAGCACTTGCGAATGCAGAAGAAGATGCATTTTTAAATGGGGATGGTAGTGGAAAACCAACAGGAATATTTGCACAAACTAATGGAGGAACGCACTTAACTGAGGTGGATACACTAAAATCTGATGACATTATCAATTTAATTCATGCTTTAAAACGACCATATAGAAAAAATGCAGCATTTATTTTAAACGATAAAATCATAGCTAATATCAGAAAACTAAAAGATAACAATGGTGCATATATTTGGCAACCATCATATCAATTAGGAGAGCCTGATAAATTAGCAGGATACCCAGTGTATACTTCAGCTTTTGCACCAGAAAATAAAATTGCTTTCGGTGATTTTAGATATTATAACATAGGTGATAGAGGTGCTCGTTCATTTAAGGAACTCCAAGAATTATTCGCTGGTAATGGTATGATTGGATTTGTAGCTAAAGAAAGAGTTGATGGTAAGCTAGTATTACCAGAAGCAGTTCAGATATTACCAATTAAAGGATAATATACATTATGGAACTAAAACTTGAACAAGTTAAAAACTATTTGAGAGTTGATACAACAGAAGATGATGAGTTAATCTTATCACTTCTGTTTACAGCTAAAAAATTATGCTTAGGAATACTAAGGGTGAGTAGTTTTTCAGAGTTAGGTGATGAGCATGATTTTGATGAATTTAAAATACCAATATTATATACAGTTGCTTATCTTTATGAACATAGAGAAAATGCTGATTTTAGAGAATTAACACTAATTCTTAGAGCGTTACTATTTAACCATAGAAAAGAGGAGTTTTAAGATGGATATTGTAGAACTAGATACTAGAATTACTTTTCAAAAGGTAGTTTTAGAATTTGATGAATTACATCAACAATTAGAAACATGGAGCGATTTTTTTACTTGTTGGTCTAATCTAAAATTGGTAACTTCAAGTGAGGTAGAAAGACATGGTGTTAATAGGAGTTCAGAAGTAATTTCTTTTGTGGTTAGAAAGATGTCGGAATTAAAAGAACTCAATACGTTAGAATATAGAATAAAGTATAACAATAAATTTTTTGACATATTAGAAGTAGATGTGTTTAGTAAAGATAAAAAGTTCTTAAGAGTTAAGGGAGTTAATAGCTATGACTAAGAGGACAACTATTGATTCACTCGCTGCTGAGATAACAAAGGGTTTAAAGGAATATTCTAAGCTGACTGAAGAAAGTTTAAAAGGTGCAGTAGTTGAAGTGAGTAATGAAGTTAGAGATAAAATAAAAGAAGGATCACCTAAAAAAAGTGGAGATTACGAAAAAAGTTGGAAAGTGACAAAAGAAAGAGAAACAGCACACTCAATACAAACAGTAGTTCACTCAAAAAATAGATATCAATTAGCACATTTACTTGAATTTGGACATGCGAAGAAAAACGGAGGGCGTACTAAAGCAATTCCACATATAGAGCCAGCAACAAGAGATATTGGCGAAAAAGTATTAGAAAGAATAAAGAGGGATTTATCGTGAATAAAAATGAAGTATGTGAAATGTTATATAAGCTAGAAATTCCATTTGTTTATAGTCATTTTAAAGAAGGAAGTGCTCCAAGATTACCATTTCTTATATATTATTATGACGGTGAAAATACTTTTAAAGCAGATGGTAAATTATATTATAGTGTGAAAAATTTAATTATAGAAATGTATACAGAGAAAAAAGATTTTAAATTAGAAAAAAAGATAGAAGATCTTTTACAAACTTATTCTTTAATCTATACAAAAGACGAGGTATGGATACCAAGTGAAGAAATGTATGAAACAATTTATAAAATGGAGGTTTAAGTATGGAAAACAAAGTAAAATTTAATTTGTCTCATGTTCATTATGCAAAATTAACTGAAGGTGATACAACAACTTATGAAAAGCCAGTACCAATTCCAGGTGCTGTAAAAATTAGTTTAGAACCTAATGGAGAACCAGAAAGTTTCTATGCAGATGGAGGATCATATTACACAATTAATAACAATATGGGATATGATGGAGATTTAGAGATTGCGATGATTCCAGAAAGTTTCAGAAAGGATATTCTTCAAGAAAGAGAAGATAAAAATAAAGTTCTAGTTGAAGATTCAGGATCAGAAACAAAGAACTTTGCACTACTTTTTGAATTTGACGGAGATCAGAAAAAAATACGTCATGTACTTTATAATTGTTCAGCAGGTCGACCAAAAATTGAAGGTCAAACAAATGAAGAATCAAGAGAAGTGCAAACAGAAACACTTTCAATAAAAGCAAGACCTATCAAAGAAGGACTTGTGAAGAGTAAAACTGGTAAAGAGACAACAGAAGAAACATATAAGAATTGGTATCAAACAGTGTATATGCCAACACATGAAGGAGAAATGTAATGGGAGTTATTAAAGATATAAATGTAGATGGAAAAATTGTAAGATTTAAAGCGTCAGCAGCTATACCTAGACTATACAGAATGAAGTTTAGTCGTGATATTTATAAAGACTTACTTATATTAGATAAGATTAATAAGAATAAAGGAAATATCGATATTGAGAGTTTAGAAATATTTGAAAATATCGCATATATTATGGCTTACCATGCAGATGATAAAATCTCAAATGATGTAGGTGAATGGTTAGAACAGTTTGATACTTTATCTGTATATAAACTTCTACCAGACTTAATAAAATTATGGGGTATAAATGTTAAAACTATGAGTACATCTAAAAAAAAGCAAAAGAAACTGAGCGGACGTTAAATACCGCTCTTTTTTTACTGCGTGCAGTTGAATTAGGACTTTCAATGAATGATTTATCAGAGTTAACAATAGGGCTAGTAAATGATATGTACATTGAAAAAAATAATGATAGTTATGATTATAAATTAATAGCGACACAAGAGGATATGGATAATTTTTAGGAGGTGATTGTATGGCAAGTAGAATAGCAGGTATTACTGTAGAAATCGGAGGAGATACTCTTAAATTAAAACAAGCATTAAGTGAAGTTGAAGGTAAGATTAAGCAAACTCAAAGAGAACTTAAAGATGTAGAAAGACTATTGAAACTCGATCCACATAATACTGAATTACTTACTCAAAAACAAGAACTCTTAAATACAGCCATAGAAGAGACTAAGAAAAAGTTAGAAACATTAAGGATAGCTGAGGAACAAGCTAAAACTGCACTCGCAAATGGAGATATTTCAGAAAAGCAATTTGACGCATTAAAAAGAGAAATTATTGCGACTGAACAAGAACTAGATAAATTCACTGAAAAACTAAAACACACTGATAGTTCAATGCAAGCTACACTTAAAGAAGTTGGGGGTAAGTTTAAAGAGACTGGAGAGAAGATATCTTCAGTAGGTACAACTCTATCAAAAAATGTGACTGCACCAATTGTAGCAGTTGGAGCTGCAGCAACATTAGCCTTTCGTGAAATTGATGAAGGATATGACACTATCATCAAAAAAACTGGAGCAACTGGAGAAAGTTTTGAGGGATTAAAAAATGTTGCGGATAATATTTTTAAAAGTTTACCTGTTAGTATGAGTGATGTAGGTGTTGCGGTAGGTGAGGTTAACACTAGGTTTAAAGTTACTGGTGATGAGCTTCAAGAACTATCTACTTTATTTCTTAAGTTCGCAGAGATAAATGAGACAGACCTAAATACCGCTATAGGAATGACAAACAAAATAATGGTTCAGTGGGGTATTGACGCTAAAGAAACTGCCAATGTGTTAGGATTAATAACACAAAAAGCACAAGATACAGGAATAAGTGTTGATACTCTTATGAACGGAGTTCAGCAACACGGAGCAATTCTAAAAGAAATGGGGTTGAATCTAGGTCAGAGTATTAACTTACTTGCACAATTTGAAGCAAATGGTGTAAATGCAGATCAAGCACTAAGAGGTTTTAGAAAGGCAGTCGCAGCCTATACTAAGGATGGACTTTCTATGGATGAAGCCCTTAAGAAAACAATTGAATCGATAAAAAATGCAGGAAGTGAAACTGAAGCACTGACTATTGCGACTAAGATATTCGGAACTAAAGGTGCTGCAGAGATGACTAGGGCTATAAGAGAAGGTAGATTTTCTATAGATGATTTATCAAAAAGTATGTCTGAGTACGGGGATGTTGTAGACAAAACATTTGAAGGAACAGAGGACGGTATAGATAAATTTAAAGTAGCTAGTAATAATGCTAAGTTAGCATTAGGTAGTTTAGGAGAAGCAATTTCTGATGTTTTAGGTCCAATTTTACAAGGGGTCGCTACAGTTCTTGGAGGTATAGCAACTTGGTTGAATAGTCTAAGTCCAACTGCTAAACAGATAGTCGTAATAATTGGACTTATAGTAGCTGCGATAGGTCCACTTTTAGTAATAATTGGTACAGTCATTGGTTCAATAGGAAATATAATAACGGGTGTTGCAGCAATTTCTGGTGCTTTTAGTGCGATGAGTGGTGTAATGGCAGGTTTATCTGGTGCGGTAGTACCAATACTCGCTATAATAGCTGCGGTTGTAACATTGATATCTATAGGTAGTTATTTAAAAGATCATTGGAGTGAAATAAAAGACTTTTTTATAAATCTTTGGGAAGGGATAAAAACTTATTTTTCAGAAACATGGACGGCTATTAGTACTACTATAACCGTTGTGTGGGAAGTTATTAAAAATTATTTTTCAACAACACTCACAGCTATTAGTCTTATATTTACAAGTGCTTGGGAGGGGGTTAAAACTTATTTTACAGAACTTTGGCAAAGTATAACCTCAGTAGTGACTACAGTTTGGGAGAATATAAAAACATATTTTACAACTACCTTTACAGCTATTCAAACTATCTTTACAACCGTGTGGGAGAGTATAAAAAATTTCTTATCAACAACTTGGGAAATAATAAAAACAATTTTCCAAACAGTTCTTGATGTAATAAAAAATATCATTACAAGTTACTGGGATTTTGTATTTCAAACTACAAGTACAATTTGGAATAGTATAAAGGATTTCTTATCTACTATATGGCAAAATATTAATAATTCTATAAATACAATAGTACAAGCAATTAGTGATTTTATAAGCACCTCTTGGAATAATATAAAAAATGTTATAAGTAATATTTTAGATGCTATTTTTAATACAGTTTCAAATATCTGGAATAATATTTATTCAACAATCTCTAATCTTGTAAATTCAGCTTATAACTATGTTCAAAGCGTATTTAATAACATGTTATCGGCTGTGGGAAATATTATAGGAAATATTAGTTCAACAATCCAAAATGGATTTCAAAGTGCAGTAGATTATATTTGGGGACTAGTAAACTCAGCTTATTCTTGGGGGAGTGATTTAATTTCAGGAATTGTTAATGGAATTAGGGATAAGATAGGTGCGGTTGTTGATGCAGTAAAAGGTGTAGCTGAGACAATTTGGAGTTATTTACACTTTAGTGTTCCAGAGGTAGGACCACTTACAGACTACGAGGATTGGATGCCAGACTTTATAAAAGGATTGTCTAAAGGTTTAGATAGTAGTAGAAATCTTTTGAAAAACTCAGTAGCTAAATTATCAAATGATTTGGTGTTAAATCCAGATTTAAAAGGATTTACACTTCCAAGAGTCAATGCAACATCAGGTATAAGTAGTGATGATTTAAACAAATTAATTCAAGCTATAAATATACCACATGAGACAACTGGTGATATAGTTATTCCAGTTTACTTAGGTGGAACATTACTTGATGAAATAATAATAAACGCACAAAACAGACAAATTATAAAATCAGGAGGAAGGTAATATGAAAAAATCATATATAAAAATTAATAATGAAACAATACCAACTCCTGATGAGATAGACTTTGAGTTTAGAGATATTGAAGGTAGTAGTAGCGGAGTTACCGAAGCAGGAATAACACATAGAGATATTGTAAGGGAAAGTGTGATATCTATATCTTTGAAACTAACTCTAACAAACCAGTATCTTTTAAAATTATCAAAAATGTTAAAGCAAACTACAATACCAGTAAAATATTTCGATCCTTATTCATTAGAAGAAAAAGAAATAAATACTTATTGTACAAATTTTAAGATAAGTCTTTTAAATAAAAATGGTAGTCTTGGAATTTGGAGCGTTAGTTTTAAATTGGAGGAATACTAGATGTATCAGACAAGTGTTGACTTCAATAAAATGATAAAAAAGAAAAGTAGAAAGTATTTTTGGACAGGAGAGATAGTATTAAAAACTGGAAAAATAATTAATTTTGATGATAAACATATCCTAAAAGATAGTGGCTATATAAGTAATTCGTGTTCAGGAAGTAATGAAATAGAACTAGGTTCAGTTTACGCTGCGGAGATGGGTATTACTTTGAAACTTGATGAATTAAAAGAAATAACATTAGACGGAAGTATTATAAAACTATATTTCAACTTAGTCTTGGAAAATAATGAAATTGAAAAAGTACCACTAGGAATATTTGAAACAACTGAAGCTAATAGAACGAAGAAATTTGTTGAAATTAAAGGTTATGACTTTATGGTTAAGTTTAATAAAACTCTGAGTTTTAAAGAAACATCTGGGACTATTTATGAACTTCTAGAATTTTGTTGTAAGAAGTGCAGTGTAGAACTTGGAATAAGTAAAGGAGAAATTGAAAAATTACCAAATGGTGTAGAAAGAGTTGGGATTTATGCCGAGCATGATATAGAAACATATCGTGATCTAATTCATTATATTAGTGCAACTACTGCAAGTTTTGCGACTATAGATCGTTTTGGTAAGTTAATATTAAAAAGATTTAATATGAACTCAAATTATGAAATAAAAGAAATAGATAGGTATGAATTAAGTATTTCAGATTTTACAACTAGGTATACTGCAGTACAAAGTACAAATCTTAAAACAAAAATATCAGAGTATTATTCAAAAGAAAATGACAATGCTTTAACTATGAATATTGGTGTTAATCCTCTGATGCAGTTAGGACTTCCTGAAAAACGAGTAAGGATGTGTAAAGCAATTTTAGAAGAAGTAGCTACATTTGACTATACTCCATTAGATAGTGTAGTCGTAAGTAATCCAGCATTTGAGGTTGGAGACAAGATTACTTTTAAGGTTGGAGTTGAAAGTTATCATACCATAGTTACATCAATTGAGTATAAAATTCATGGGAAATATAGAATTAAGAGTGTAGGTAAAAATTCATTACTATCTAAAGGAAAGAGTAAACAAGATAAGAATATTCAAGGTATACTACAAACTATTGAGTCTGACAGAGTAAAGGTGAATGCTTATGTTAATGGAACTGAAATAAAAATAGGACAAAATTCACAAACAATAATCGATATAGAATTTGCATCAAGTAAAGAAACTGATGCTTTTTTTATTGCTACTGTGCTATTTGATGTTAAAAGTTTAAAGAAACATATTGAAGAGACTGTTACCTTAAAAGATGAAAAAGAAGAAAAGAAAATAACCTTGATTAGAGAAGTTGACGAAGATCAAAGGCTTAATATCATATACTCATTAAATGAACTTACAATAAAAAATCACGTACCAAAGTTTATAGCTAAAGTAGGAAGCCAAATGGTTACATTATTCTACCCACTAATAAACTTAAAAGAAAAAGTGATTAATAGATTTACTGTGGATTTCGAGTTAGAAAAAGGTAGTCTAGTTATTCCAATAGAGGGAATAAGTGCTGCAATCATAGGTAGTGCTTTAGGAGGAGATGTACCATGGGATGGTAAAATAAAAGTAAATGAGAACTTAGGTAAGTTAACACTATCTCATAGAAAACAAGTGGATTTGAGTGAAGGTAGTATAGAGGTTGACACTTATGATGTTCCTAAATATGAATTTAGTGATGTGATTATAAAAAATGATTTAAAACGAAAATTTGTATGTGGAAATATAACCGAGAATGTAGAAGTGGAGGAGAAAAATGAAAGGTAAAACAATAATAGAATTAACCGATGTTAAAACAAAAAAGAAAGAGGTTTTAAAAGATGGTAACCTCGTAACAGATGTTTTAGAAAAAATTCTAACATTAAATCCGAATGGACTACTTACAAATATCAATAAAGATACCTTTTATCCAGTAGTTGAAAAGATAGTAGGAGGTATATTGTTATTTAAAGATAAAATAACAGAAGATAAAAATACTAGCTTTGTAAGTACAAGTAATGAATGTATTGGATATGCTGGACAAGTAGAAGGGGTTCAGGAAAATCCACTGCAAGGTAGTTTTAATAAGCAAGAATCAAAAGCAACGTCAAATGGTTATAAGTTTGTTTGGGATTTTGGAACATCAAAAGCAAATGGTAAAATATCGAGTGTTTGTTTAACTAATGCCAAAGCAGGAGGTGGTTATTTTGGAACAAAGAGTAATGGTGAAACAAATCGTATAAAACTAGGTGAAGATAAATATCTTATTAAGAATACAGATACTGAGATGAAGAAAAAATATGTCAATGTAGTAGAAGCTAACTTCGAAGAAAATTATATAGTATCAATAGTTCCTGAAAGTGATCATCTTAGAATAATAAAATCAAGAGAACCACTACTTAACTTTAGATTAGATGATTCATTATCATTTTTATCTGAGAAGAATATAACTGAAACAAAGATAAAGTATAAGAAATCTTATGGAACATATGGAGTGTGTATTTATGTGGACGCAGAGAATTATTACTTATTGAAAACTAGTACTAGCGGAGGTAATACCAATGTAACTAAGTTGAAAATAAACAAAGCAAATAATTCTATTGAAGAAACTGAATTCACATTAGAAAATGTGAAAATAGAAAATATAGGTTCATACTCATTAGACTATGATTACTATAGAACTATTAAATCTGTATTGAGAGGAGGGTATGTATATGCAGTTAGCACAGATGAAAAATATGTTGTGAAGTTTGCGATAAATAATCCGGTAGATGTAACGAAAATAGAACCTAAGTTTACTCTAAAAACAGGATCAGTATCAAGCCATACAACAGGATGTGGTATGTATATATTAGGAGATATGATAATAGGGACTAACTTTACTATTGATAAAAATGATAAAGTTACCGAAATAGCGCAAAGCGATTTATCAACAATAGAATGCATTCCTTTAAGTTATGGTCCATTTTTACTTGGATATTTTGCGAACGGAGAAAGCTCAGGGGATAAGTATTTAAGAAAAGTTTTATACTTAATTACACCATACTCAGCAACAATAAATAATTTATCGAAGACAGTAGAAAAAACGGCGGATAAAACAATGAAAATTACATATTATTTAACGGGAGGTAAATAAAATGAATACATTATTAAATTATAAACTTATAATTTCAAGTATAGGTGGTGTTCTAGGAGTATTTTTAGGAGGTATGGACGGACTTATCTATGCACTTTTAGCATTTTCAGTAATAGACTATGTAACTGGAATAATGTGTGCGATTGATAAAAAAGAATTATCTAGTGCCGTTGGTTTTAAGGGAATAGCTAGAAAAATTATTATCTTCTCATTAGTTGGGGTAGCTAATATACTAGATGTTTATATTCTAGGTCATGTAGGAGTATTAAGAGCAGCAGTAATATTTTTCTACTTATCTAATGAAGGTATTTCTATACTAGAAAATACTTCAAAATTAGGACTACCAGTACCTGAGAAATTACAAAACATTTTACAACAATTAAACAAGGAGGAAAAATAAAATGGTACAAATAATAAATGAAACACTAATGAACGCAGGTCAACTTGACAGCATAGACTTTGTAGTAATTCATAATGACGCAGGAAGTATGACGCCTGAACAATATGTGGAATGGTTAAGATATCGAGATAAAGCGCTTGGAATAGCTCACTATTACTGTAATCGATATAGTATCGCACGAGTAATAGATACATACAACATTGGATATCACACTGGTGAGTGGTGGAGTAATACCCACTCGATAGGTTATGAGGTATGTGAGAGTATGAAAGTCTCAGACGAGGACTTTTTAGCAAATGAAGATATGGCATTAATGCAGGCAACAGAAGACTTGATTTATTATGGCTTGCCAATTAATAAACAAACGGTAAGACTTCATCATGAGTTTAGTCCAACAAGTTGTCCGCACCGTAGTTTAGCTTTACATGGTGGAACAACTGATAGTGTTAAAACTTACTTTGTAGAACGTATGAATTACTTTGCGACTTTAGGAGAAACAGTTGATGAAATGTTAGGAAATACTAGTATCTCAGAACCAAGTACGTCTGCAAACTCAGTATCAACTGGTGATAAAAGCAATGAAGAAATTGCACGAGAAGTTATTTCAGGAGCATGGGGTAACGGAGAGGATAGAGTGAACAGATTAACTAACGCAGGATATAATGCAAGTGAGGTTCAAGAAGTAGTGAATAGATTACTAAATGGGAATTATACATCTAATAATTTAGATGAAATAGCCCAAGAAGTAATTCAAGGTAAGTGGGGTAATGGACAAGACCGAGCTAACAGACTTACTAATGCTGGATATAACTACAATGAAGTTCAGCAAAAAGTTAATGAAATATTAGGATAAAATACGAGCCTAGAGGAAAATTAATTCTTCTAGGCTTTTTATATGTTTTATGTAAAGTATATAATGCTAAATAATAGATTATAATTATATGTATAATTATTAATGATATTAATGGATACTAGAGCACTATCCTATAATTCTCCAATTTATAGAATTTAAAATTGAATATCAATCAATTTAATTATATCATAAAAAAAGAAAAAAATTTAGAAAATGTATTATTTATGTTTTCTTATTGTTATCATATTATTTTCATATTATAATAAAACTGTAAAGATTTATAACGTTATAAAAATAAAAAAATAAAAGGAGTAAAGACAATGAATACCAAATTTAAAATCACAGCAGCAGTGTTATCTGCAGGTTTAATTATAACACCTTTATCAGGATTAGTTCAAAATAATCAAAATGTAGCTAAGGCCAGTGATTTAGCATCGAAAAAAACAAACTCTGAAAATTCTATTCAAAAGCATATAGACTATATTGATTCTCAAATCTATCTTACAAATAATCATTTAATTGTAAATAAAGAGCAAGTATTGAAATATTTAAAACAAAATTGGAACGAGATAAATAAGAATACTAAGCTTAATACTCCTGAAGAGTACTTAAATAGTATTGAATTATCTATATCTAATATTAATGAAAAAGTTTCTTCTGGTTGGTATGAATTTGATAATCAAAAAGGTATAAAAGAAAAGTATCAATCTAGAAGTGCTCAGCGCTATGAAATATATGAACAGTGGTGGGGCTTTCAAATGTACGCACACTATCAATATCAAGTAGATGATTTAACAGATGATTTAGAAACTGCGGCTTATGCAATAGGTGCAGCTGGGGGAATTAGTGCATTTTTCACAGGACCAGTTGGTGCTGCATTAGGGTTAGTAGGTTTAAATTATGGATGGATGAAAGTTAAAGTAGAAAGAACGTTTAGAGATTATGGTTCAGTTAAATTAAGTATAAATAAATTTTCATCAGTTTTCTGGACGGAGCCTATTCAATAATGATGGTATTATATTTTAATCTATCCATAATAATTTTAGGACTAGTAGTATCAATATATCAATTTCGTAAAAGAAGAAAAGATAAAGAAGAAAAAAAAATAAAATAAACTTTTATAAACTCATCACAGAATTTTTCTGTGGTGGGTTTATTTTTTATCTAAATTTTGCTTTAAAGGTTAAATTTCCCATAGTTTTCTTTACCTGTGATGTA